CGTTCCTGCGCTCTGGGAATGCAAGACGATGAACGCCAAGAACTGGCGCGCCTGCGTCAAGGACGGCGTGACCAAGTCGAAACCGGTCTACGCCGCCCAGATCGCGGTCTATCAGGCTTACATGGAAACGAGCGTGCCCGGCATCAGCACCGCGCCTGCGCTCTTCACGGCGATCAACAAGGACACAGCAGAACTGCACCACGAACTGGTGCCTTTCGACGCCGACCTCGCGCAGCGCATGTCCGACAGGGGCGTGCGGATCCTGCAGGCGACTGATGCGGGCGAGTTGCTGCCTCGCATCGCGACCACGTCCGACTTCTTCGAATGCCGCTTCTGTCCGTGGTCTGACCGCTGCTGGGGGTTGCCCGTATGAGCGACGACAGCATCCTGCATTTCAACCCGTGGATGGACTTCAACGACGGCCCACCGTCTGGTAACCCCTTTGGCTGCGATCCCGACCCAGAGCAGGTCGCCATCTTCCTCGACACGGTGTTTAGCTGGTGTGAGGGGCTCATCCCGCTGAGGGGCTTTGTCGACAAAGGGCAAGGCCGGGATGGCAAACCGCATAACATCTGGATCTCGGCCGACGACACCGCGCCCGAAAAACTCGCAACCTTCGCTGCCTGGGCAAACCGCGAGGGCGCGGCTGTCTATGTTATCCCGGGCACAGTTGCCGAGCAGGGACAGGCCCGTGCCGCAGATGTTCTGCAGATGCAGGCCATTATTGTTGACCTCGATGCTGGCGACATTCCCGCCAAGCTCGAGCATGTTACCCGCCACCTCGGAACGCCCACCCTCGTGATTGAAAGTGGCGGCCGCACGCCTGAAGGGGCGGCCAAGCTTCATGTGTGGTGGAAATTGACAGAGCCGGTGGAGGGCGAGGACCTCGTCACCCTGTGCCGTTTGCGGGGCGACATCGCCGTAAAGGTTGGTGGCGATACCCATTTTCGCTCAGCGCACCAGCCGATCCGGGTCCCAGGCACAGTTTATCATAAGCACGGGCACCAGCGCCTCGTGCAGATCCGCGAACATCGCGACGTCGAGATTGAGCTTTCGGATTTGGCCGAACGGGTCGCCGAAATGCCGCCGCTGCCTGGTGTGGGCTTCGCGAGCGATACCACATCTGTGCCCTCCAAACCCACACTAGAGGCCGTGTTGACGACGCCGGTCCGGGAGGGCGCTGCTGACGACTGGTCACGATTTCAAGGCGCCAGCGCTGCTATCGGACATTATGTTCGTCTGGTCCATGAAGGCCGCTTGGATCCGCTGGAAGGCTGGGAAGCCATCTGCGGCTACAACGCTGCCATGCTGCGCCCGTCCTGGCCGCTGGACCGACTGCAGGCCGAGTCCGAGCGTCTCTGGGCGCTACATGTCAAAAGAAACGGCCCACCGCTCCTGCGACTGCCCCGTGCGGATACACCTGCCGGGCCATTGCCGGCCTTCAGTCTAGGTGCACTGCTGGATGATACCAGCCCGATGCCCGAGGACATCATTGGGCCACGTGTTCTGACGCCTGGCGGTCTTCTTGTGCTCGGCGGCGCACCCAAGGTGGGCAAGAGCGATTTCCTGATTTCCTGGCTCGTGCACATGGCTGCTGGCGTGCCGTTCCTCGGCTTCACGCCGCCCCAACCGCTGCGCGTTTTTTACCTTCAGGCCGAAATCCAGTATCACTACCTGCGCGAGCGCATACGCCAGATAGCGCTGCCGGCCGCCGTCATTACCGCTGCGCGCGATACCTTCATCGCCACGCCAAAGCTGAAAATCCTGCTTGATGCAGAGGGCGTCGCCCGTGTGGCCGATGCTATCCGGGCCGCCTTTCCAGAGGCGCCGCCTGACGTCATTGTCATCGACCCGATACGCAATATCTTCGATGGCGGCCCTGAGGGGGGCGGTGAGAACGACAACACCGCCATGATGTTCTTCCTGAGGGACAGGGTGGAGCCCCTGCGCGAGGCTGTCAATCCGGACGCCGGCATCATTCTCGCCCACCACACCCGGAAAGCGTCGAAGACACAGGTGAAGGAAGACCCTTTCCTTGCGCTCTCGGGCGCAAGTGCGCTTCGGGGCTTCTACACCTCCGGGCTTCTTATGCATCGGCCGGAGGAGGAGAGCAGCGCACGTCGGCTGGAAATCGAGCTTAGGAACGGCCCCGCGCTACCAGGCAAGCTCATCGACAAGGTAAATGGTGAATGGGTCGAATTGAACCCGATGAACGAACGCCTGGTGCGCAAGGAAGTGGGCGCACGCTTCGATGCCGAACGCCTGCGCAAGCACGACGTCATCCTAGGCATGCTGCTCGATGAAGCTGCCAGCGAACGCCTCTACACCGGAACGCAGTTCGCTGAAAGCTTCGAGAACCAGAGCGGTCTGGGCAGCAAGCACACCATCCGCGAGCGCCTCAGCGTGCTGGCAACCAAAGGTTTCGTGAAATTCCTGCGCGATCCGTCCGAGTTTGGTTACCCCATGACCCGGTCACGATTTGGCTACCTCTGCGTCGAAGGCATGCAGTTCGGGACGCCCATCGACCATGTCGATCCGATCACTGGGGAGATCACCATAAAGGCCCGCCCGGTGCTGCCGAGCCACTTCAAATGCCCCCAATCCGGGGTCTCGCTGCAGGTCGAAAACCCCACTGTCTGGGTCTACCCGGAGGGTGCTGAAGACGACCCATCTCATATGAGTGAGGCCTAACTCATATGACATCGGCATGTGTGAACTCAACAAAAACAATGGGTTACCATATGATATGTCTTTGGCGCCTATGTCATAGCCGAAGACTTCCTGAAGTCATTTTTTGTAATGATTTCAGTATATTGGCCGTTCAGGAACAGTTAGGTGCTAAACCCCCATACTACGTATGGGGAGGCCACCCCCTGGGGTTGGCCTCTCCTCCCGTGCGTCAGGCCCAATCGCGGGGGCCACCACTTGGTGCGGATTGCATTCTGATCCGACGACGGCGGCCGGTACCGCCAAGCATCAACCGCCGTCGTCTTCCACCCGAGCAGCCAACCAGAAGAGGAGGCCGCACATGGCTGACCCGACTCTCCCTAGCGTCAATCCTGATGCAACCCTGAAAACGCCGTCACGGTCCGAACCGGCACGCACGATCCTTGCACTTGATCTCGGCACCACTACTGGCTGGGCGCTTCGTGGCTTCGACGGCCTGATCACCAGTGGCACCGCATCGTTTAAGCCCGGCCGCTATGACGGCGGCGGCATGCGCTTTTTGCGTTTCACGAACTGGCTGACAGAACTCGATAGGTTGTCCGGGCCAATCTCGGCGATTTGGTTTGAGGAAGTGCGCCGCCACGCAGGCACTGATGCCAGTCACATCTATGGAGGCCTGATGGCCACCTTGACGTCATGGGCTGAGTTGCGCGGCATTCCCTATGAGGGCGTGCCTGTGGGGACAATCAAACGTCACGCCACAGGCAAGGGTAACGCATCCAAAGAGGCCATGATCGCCGCCGCCCGTGCGCGCGGTTACAGTCCAGCGGACGACAACGAGGCCGATGCCATCGCCATCCTGCATTGGGCTCTGGAAAGCCGTGGGGGTGCAGCATGAGGCTCTACCCCAAAGGCTATGGCGGCCAGCGTCGGTCGCCCGATGAAGTCAAACGCGAGGGCTGGCACGAACAGGGCGTGCTGGCGGTGAGCGTGAATGACCAACGGCTTACATGGCCAGAGCGCGCCTTGGTCGAACAGCTCGGCACAAAGCTTTACGGCAAGCGTGTCGAAGGTGGAGAGGTGCGTCATGGCTGACCAAATCTGGACCGCCGAGGATGTTGCAGATCACTTCGAGGAAGCGTTCCGCACCCTGCGCAAGCTGCCGCCGGTAAAGGTGCAGGGATACTTCAACGCCTGGCCTCAGATCGTGCGCTCGGAGAAAGAGATCCTTGCGATGGAACCCGAGCCCATGCGGGTCTGGCCTTCCTCCAGCGCCATCTCCCGCCTCGAACAGACGTTCGACTGGGTGATCTGGTTGGAGGATGATGAGCGTCGCCTGATTTGGTGGCGAGCCGCCCGCCGGCCATGGAAGGAGATCACCTACGATTTGGGCGTCGACCGTAGTACCGCATGGCGGCAGCACAAGCTTGCGCTGACCAAGATCGCGGCACGGCTAAATGCTGCAGCTGCATAAAGTGTTGCAACACTTTTCCTTTCGACATTTGCAACAAATTCATGCTATCTGAAAGGCATGATGGGGAGAGTGCGTCGGGAAGACGTATCTCCCCTTTTCTGTTCTGGACTTGGGTGGTCGAAGCAGTGCAACCGGTGATCGGCTTTCCGAAAAACTGTCTCCGCACAAAATGATCCACCTCGCAACCCATTGAAATTGAACGGGTCCCTCCTGTTCGTGACCGTATTCGGGGGGGCGAGGCCCGAGGGTTTCCCAGTGACACCCCTGAAAACACCCGTTTCGTTTCGGTTCCCGGACCTGCGGTTCGCTTTGACGCGAACCCCAAGAAAACAAAGGCCTGACGGTCTGACACAACCCGCCTGAACCGAAACGGGGATCCGACCCCATTTCGTTTCGCAGGCTTCTCAAGGACATCAAGATGGACGTCGTCGACCTGCCGCTCGAGCAGATCATTCCCTATGCGCGCAACCCGCGGCGCAACGAGCAGGCGATTGCGACGGTCGCGGCATCGATCCAGGAATTTGGCTGGCGCCAGCCCATCGTCGTTGACGAGGCGATGGTTGTTCTGGCCGGGCACACGCGGCTGGAAGCGGCGCGCAAGCTCGGCTTCAAGACTGCGCCAGTGCATGTTGCCAAGGGGCTGACCGCCTCGCAGGCGCGCGCCTTCCGGATCATGGACAACCGCTCGAGCGAGAACGCCGAGTGGGACAAGGACCTCTTGAACCTCGAACTGGCCGACCTGCTCGAAGCGGATTTTGACCTCGGGCTGACGGGCTTCACCGAGGACGAGCTGAACGCGCTGATGTCGAGCCTTGAGGAAGGCACGGGTCCGCAGGAGGGTGAGGACGATGTTCCGGAAACCCCCGAGGATCCAATCAGCCGTCCCGGAGACCTTTGGGTCCTCGGCAACCACCGGCTGCTCTGCGGCGACAGCACGGTCGCCACGGATGTCGACCGCCTGCTCGGCACGGTGAAGCCACTGCTGATGGTGACCGATCCGCCCTATGGCGTGGAATACGATCCCAACTGGCGCAATCAGGCAGGTGCAGCCAAGACCAAGCGTACCGGCAAAGTGCTGAATGATGATCGCGCCGACTGGCGTGAGGCCTGGGCGCTCTTCCCTGGCGATGTCGCCTATGTCTGGCACGGCGCGTTGCATGCCGCGACGGTCGCCGAAAGCCTCGAAGTCGCTGGCTTCACGATCCGGTCCCAAATCATTTGGGCCAAGGATCGGCTGGTCCTGAGCCGCGGAGATTACCACTGGCAACACGAGCCGGCTTGGTATGCGGTGCGCAAGACCGGCAAGGGCCACTGGGCCGGCGACCGAAAGCAGACCACGCTTTGGCAGATTGCCAACAAGGATCAGGACGAAAAGACCGTCCACGGGACGCAGAAGCCGGTGGAGTGCATGCGACGCCCGATCCTGAACAACTCGAGCCCGGGTCAGGCGGTCTATGAGCCATTCATGGGATCGGGCACCACGCTGATCGCAGCCGAGACGACTGGGCGGGTCTGTTACGGCATCGAGCTGAACCCGGCCTACGTCGATGTGGCGGTTGCACGTTGGCAGAAGTTCACCGGGAAACAGGCCGTCCTCGATGGGGCGGGTACCGCGTTTGACGAGCTAAAAGACAAAGAACGCTGAGGCATGAATGACCTGGCTTTACCTTCCGCAGGCTTGCCTGACGGAGCAGATGACGCACGCCTCTTCGGCCTCTCGCTCTGTTCCGGGGCTGGTGGCATTGACCTCGGACTCACCCTCGCCTTGCCCGGATATCGAACTGTGGGCCATGTCGAACGGGAAACCTACGCCGCGGCCCTTCTCGTGGTGCGGATGGAAGATGCGGCCCTGGATGACGCGCCTGTGTGGGACGACGTTGCCACCTTCGACGGCCGCCCTTGGCGCGGCGCAGTGGACATCCTCTCTGCGGGATATCCGTGCCAGCCGTTCTCCCTGGCGGGGAAGCGTCTCGGTTCCGAGGATCCCCGCCATCTCTGGCCGCATGTCGCCCGGATCATCGGCGAGGTCGAACCGCCCTTCGTGTTCCTCGAAAACGTCTCCCATCATCTCCGCCTCGGCTTCCCCGAAGTCGCCGCAGGACTGGTCGGCATGGGCTACCGGCTTGCGGCGGGCCTCTTCACTGCGGCGGAAGTCGGTGCGCCCCATCGGCGCGAACGGCTCTTCATTCTTGCCATCCGCGAGGGGGATGACCTGGCCGACCCCGCGCGCCTGCTCGGGGACCCGCTCGAGTGGCGGGAACCGGACGGAGTTGTTGCGGATGTGGCCGACGCCGAGGGCGAGCGCCAACGAGAACCGGCAGTCGAAGCCGACGCCGTCACAGGCAGCGGGACAGCATGGCATGAATCTCGCGACGACGGCCGCGATGTGGCCCACCCCGCAGGCGGACAGTTTCCGCAGCAGGGGCGGCGACCGGAAGGACGAGAAGGGGCTCGAAACGATGGCGCGGGACTGGCCCACGCCGATGGCGAGCGACGGGTGCAAACCGAGTGCGGGCAACCGGAAGACGGCGGACCTAAGCCATGCAAGTCAGATGTGGATGACGCCGACGGCGCGGGATTACAAGGACGGGGCCGCCAACCCCGAAACGATGAAGGTGAACGGGCAGCTTGGCCGCCAGGTCCTGGCGACGCCGATGGCTGGCAGCGTTTCCTCCGCGACGCGCCGGACCTTGAACCCGCTGTTTGTCGAGGCGCTGATGGGCTGGCCCACAGGGTGGACAGGCTTCGCGTCTGTGGAAACGGAGTGGTGCCGCTGGTTGCGGCGCATGCGCTGCGAACTCTGGCGGCTGAACTGCTGGCCGACGGTTGAGACTGCGACATGAAGCAGACCCGCCTCATGTCGCTGGCCGAGTCCGTCGCCAACGTAATCGTGGGCTACGGCGTGGCTGTCGTGACGCAGATCCTGATCTTTCCTTTGTTCGGGCTGCACACGACGCTGGCGCAGAACTTGAAGATGGGTGCCGTGTTCACCGTGGTGAGCATAGCGCGGTCCTTCGCCTTGCGGCGGCTGTTCGAGGCTATCCGGATGCGGAGCGCCAAATGACCGACCGCCGCCCCTGAGGGACGGCGGCCATCAGTTTGTCGGGGTCCGGTGCGTCAGGCGGCGGGGAGTTTGTACACGCGCCCCCGGTTCTCGACCTTCTCCGAGATCACCTCACGGCCAAAGCGCTTCTTGAGGGTGCCCGCGAACATGCCCCTCACGGTATGTGGCGCCCATTGCAGGGCCGCAGTGATCTCCTCGATGGTCGCGCCTTCGGGCGCGCGCAACATGGCGATCAGAGTCGCCTGCTTTGTTCCCGCGCGCGGGATTTGCGTCTTGGTTTTGGCGTCGGTTCTGGCCTCGATTGGTGCTGAAGCCTCGGTCTTCGGTTCGGCTTTGGCCCGTTTGGTCATGGGAATAGGTTCTCTCCGTTCCGACAGAAACGGCCCGATGTCGAGGATTGGCCTTGGATCAGTCCTTGCCAGTTCGCAGGCCATGGCCAGCGAAGGGCAGACGCGCGGGTCACCAGAGCGGGTGAGCCCATGGACATGGAATTCCCAAACCGGTCCGTGGCCGTAATCATCGCGTACTGCCCAGATCTGGATCCGGGATCCGTTTGCATCGTGGACGAGATACATGCGCGTCGCTTCCGTCACGGGGCACGCAGGATGCGCGCCCTTCTACGAGGTCGGGCCCGCCAGTTGGCGGGCGGGGCCTAAAGCGGTTCGCGTCACTCGGCGAACTCGCCTTCCTTGAAGGCGCTGTCGGTGATCTCGCGCAGGCGCTCACGGTAGTGGTTCAAGGTGCCGACGTGGCCCCAGTTGATCTCGTCTGGGTGGGTCTCGAAATGATCCGCGCTCAGGGCGGCGAGCCGCTCCAGCATCGTGTCGATCTCGGCCTTTGCGGCGAGGAAGGCGTCGATGGGCTTGGAAGTGTCAGTAGCGCGGCGTGTCATGGGTTGAACCTCAGCCTTTGCGTTCGATCATGGCGAGGATCGCGACGGCCATGCCGCCGAGGAATTCGCTGCGGCGGAAGACGATCTCGTCGATGTGGTTTGCGTCGGCGATGGTCGGGTCGACAGTCAGGTCGGCAGCCATATGGGGAAGCAGGCTGTTGGCGGCTTCGTTGTAGCGTTCTGCGATGGTCATGGTGGGCTCCGTAGGTGCGTCGCTTGATGTCCTCAGGTTCGCTCTACCGGGCGGGTCGATCCAGTATAATCGCAGCAATTACATGGCTTTGATCAGGGGTCGGGGATCACTTCATGTCGTCGGCGACGCAACCCATCGGCGTGATCGCGCGGCTGCTCGACCTTTCGGAACGGCGGGTCCAGCAACTGAGCCGCGAGGGCGTGATCCCTAAGGCTGAGCGGGGCCAGTATGATCTGATCGGGTCTGTGCGTGGCTATGTCCGCTATCTGCGCGATCAGGCGCTGAAGGCGCAGGCGGGTGCGCCAGACTATGCCGCTGAACGTGCGCGCTTCATCCGGGCGCGGGCTGACCTCGCCGAGATGGAGGCCGAAGAAAAGCGACGCTCCCTAATCGCGGCTGACCAGATCGAGGCGGCCTGGATTGCCGTTCTGGCGCTGTTGAGAACCCGCCTGCTGGCGCTGCCGGACCGGCTGGCACCGCAATTATTTGACCAACCAACCGTCGGAGACACCCGGAACCTGATCCGCGCCGCTATTCGCGAGGTGCTCGATGATCTCGCGCAGCCAAACATTGAACTTGAAGCTGACATTGACCTTGAAGGGG